TGCCGGATCTTATTTGTATATCTACACCATCGGTTGTATTACCTGATCTACTATTCATAAGTATTTGAGTTGCGGCAGCTGATATAGTATGGAACCAACATTCATATGTTACAGAACCGGTTCCTGGTACATTACCTGTAAGAGTTGTAGATAGGTATGTGGTTGATCCGTTGAAGTAATTACTATAAGTTCCATTAAAAGGAATATATGTATTGGAACTACTATCTAAGAATACACTATTATTAGAACCTAAAATTGCATCACCATGTAATAATAGTGTATTATAATTGAAATACGTGTCTATTGGTGTTGCTAATGCAGTAAGTGTGTCTGACGTTTTAAATGTGTGAACAACATTAGTACCATTATTATTAGTTACAATACCACCAGTCCATTGTTGAGGAAGAGGATATGAGATAATAGTTACCCCAGAACCTCCGTTACCTCCAGTAGATGTGTTGTTAACACCTCCACCACCTCCTCCTGTGTTATTAGCTCCGTTAGGCGATGAGTTTACACCGCCTCCTCCTGAACCTGCTGTACCTGCAACACCAGCTGAATTCCATCCTGCTCCTCCACCAGCATAATATACTGATGTTCCGTTAGCAAAATTATAAGCTAATCCATTTCCTCCATTATAAGAAGAACCTGCAGCTGCAGCGCCCCCACCACCACCGCTAGAGTAAGTACCAACCCCGCTACCTCCCGTATTACCAACCCCGTAACCGAATGTAGAAAATTGTAATGTAGAACCTCCAGTAGTAGTACCCGATGGGCCACCTCCACCACCACCTGAACCTCCAGAGTTACCTGAACCGCTAGATCCACCAGCACCACCTCCAATAACAGTATAATTAACACTAGTACCTGCTATTGAAGTATTAGAACCATTAGTACCTTGTGTTCCAGAAGCTCCTGCACCCCCTGCACCTATTGTAACTGTGTAATTAGAAGTGGTAACCAAAGGTAAACTACTATTATAATAAAGACCACCAGCTCCACCCCCTCCTCCATTATTAATATTATTAACCCAACCACCACCAGCACCTCCACCTGCTACTACTAATGCTATAACATTAATTGAACTAGCAGGTGGAGATGCAGCAGGCCAACCAGAACTTCTTGTATACTTTTGATGCTCAGAAAACGACCACATACCACCTGCAGAAGCAGATGATGGATTATTAGTAACTCCTATGAGGCCGCCGTCTATTCTTACTCTAGGCATATTAGCTTATCTGTTCGTATGTTACTAATGCTGATAATGAACTGTTCGAACCAGCAGTTAATTGTAATGAAGTGTTTTCTAGGAGATACATTGCAGTATCTTTACCAATAACAACAAGTGATGAGTTAGCAGGGACAACAACGTTTCTTGCCAAATATGTATTTGAGCCTGCATTATTATATTCAACGTTTATATTAACAGCTGATGATAATGTGTTTATATTTGCAACTGTCAATGCGTTAATTTTATAAACTTGTCCAGAAGATGTTGGGTTACTAACAACGTTAGTCGTTGTTGTGCTAACAGCAAGTGTTGCTGTATTTCCATATATTGTTGTTACGTTGACTATGTTAGGATTAGCCATTTAAATATTATCCTCCAAAAACTAATGCCATTGCAATTGATTTACCTGTAGAAACACCACTAGTACCTGCAGATCCTGTATAACCTGTATAACCTGTAGCACCCTGTTGTGTAACAGAAACCCATTGTTGTGTATCTCCATCATCATAATAAATGTACATGGTACCTGTTTCAGTATTCCACCAGAGATTACCTGATGATGGTGATACAGGTGCGGTAGCAGATACAGTTACGGATGCACCACCACCCCCACCGCCTGATCCTGCTGAACCAGTATAACCTATTAAACCTTGAGAACCTGCATAACCAGAACCACTAGATCCTGTATACCCGCTACCTGCAGAACCTGTATAACCAGTGCCTGTGGATCCAGTATAACCTACAGAACCAGAATAACCTATACTACCTATTGACCCGGTATAACCAATTGATCCTGTATACCCTACTGTAGTAGACCAAAATACACCAGTACCGTTAGATGTTAATACTTGTCCAGCAGTACCATAAGAACTATTTGCATAAACAGAAATAACGCTAAGATTAGGTGTATTAATATATGACGATGTTAAGAACGTATTAACAGTTGAGTTACCGATTGTAATAGCATTATTAACATTAATATTGTTAGATGTTAATGTTTCTTGTGTGGTGATTGAGTACCACTTTGTGCTATTAGCTGCATATTCAAGATCAGTATTATCTGTATTAAATCTTAAATAACCAGTAGTTGCATTTGCTGGACGCTGTAAAGTATTTCCAACTGGAACTCTAAAATCAGTTAAAGATAAAATAACATTAGAAGTAGAATTAGATGTTCTAAAATAAGAATTTGTGACTACTGAATTTACTGTAGAGTTGCCTACTGTTAAAAAGCCAACACCGATGTTTATATAATCAGAAGATAAAGTATTAGTAGTAATTACACTTGCTGTGATTGCATTTGATACTTGATCTGTTGTCCAGTAAAGACCGTTACCGTTAGAGGCAAGTATTTGACCAGCTGCACCTAAACTATTATTAGCATACAACCCTTTATAGATTCTAACGTTACCGCTACTATCGATCCAGAATACATCAGAACCATAATCAAATGCAGAATTGGTAGTAGACATTGCAAAGCGAAACTTTGCAACATCCATATTTAAAGTATAGTTGTAAATACCGCTATCTGGATCTTTAGTATCAAAAAACTGAACATAACCAGCGCTACCATTCTGCATTTGCAGTTTGTTATTAGTATCGGTAGTTAAAATAATACTATTACCACCAACTTTAACTGATGAACTAGTAATTGTAGTATTAGTAGCACCAGACCCAACAGTAATAACACTAGAGATGTTAATATTATTAGATGTTAATGTTTCTTGAGTAGTAATTGAATACCATTTTGTACTATTTGCAGCATACTCAAGATCTGTAGTGTCTGTATTAAATCTAATATAACCAGTAGTTGTATTAGCCGGACGCTGTAAAGTATTACCTACTGGTACTTTAAAATCAGTAAGAGACAACACAACATTGGCAGTTGTATTAGAAGCTCTAAACCCGGTATTAGACATAGTAGAGTTAACTGTACTATTACCTACAGTTATATAACCTACACCTACGTTAATAAAATCTGAATTAAGTGTATTGGCAGTAATTACATAAGAAGTAATATTATTACTTACTTGATCTTGAGTCCAATAAAGTGCAGTACCATTTGATGCAAGTATTTGTCCAGCTGAACCTAAACTACCATTAGCATTTATCGCTCTAACATATAGTGTATTAGCTTGGAAATCTGCTACTCTAAACGATGTGTTTGTTTGATCAATATATTGTGATGCATCTGGTTCTGGAGTATAACCGTCGAATACTTTCCAAATACCTGATGTATGATCTCTAAAGAAACCAGCATGCTTGTACGAACCATCATTATAGTTAGCAGCAAAACCTAAGTCAGGGTTTGCATACAAACTATTACTATTCAGATAGATCATATTATCTGTAATAGATAGATTATTAGCAGCAAATGTTGTAACGTTACCAGTTATATAAACGTTACCGCCGATATAAAGATCTTTACCAACAGTTAGTGTTTGTGCTGTTTTATTATATGTTAGACCGGAAGAACCGTTAGCATAACCACCATCGTTGAATATTACTTGTGAATTAGAACCTGCAACTGGACCAGCAGAACCTGTGTAACCTAAGTTACCTTGAGAACCAGTATAACCATCTGCTCCATTTGTTCCATTAGTACCGTTTATACCATTTGTTCCGTTAGTACCAGCAGAACCAGTGTAACCTAAAGATCCCAACGATCCAGTATAGCCTGTTGATCCAGTTGAACCTACAGAACCTGTATAACCTGTAGTACCTACTGAACCTGTATATCCTGAACTACCTATTGATCCAGTATAACCGACAACTTGAGTAGAATATACATAACCAGTATTAAATATTCCTGCTGCTTTAGCGTGTGCAAGAACTCTACTATCAGATAGTTTAGAACCACTATAATATAGTGTATGAGATCTGATTGCAGGTGATTGGTTATCCGTAGATGGGCCGTATCCAATACCGAATGTATCGGAAGTACCACCAGTTGGTTCGTTAGCGTAAGAATCTAAACTAGATTTTATACCATTAATATATGTAGTTAGAGTCTTTGCAGTGCTATCTTTTACTACTACTATATGATTAGGAACACCATTTACAACATAAGCATTAGTTGTTATTAGTGAGTCAGTGCCAGAACCATATTCCCAGAATATAGCAATTGCACCAGCTGTGTTTATTCGAATAGTAAATTGATAGTTTGTAGCAGTTGTCTCACCTGCAGTACCTAAACTAGCAATATAAATTGGGTTTGTACCATTTACGAATGGGATTATTACTGATTCCCAAGTCCAATCACCATTTAAAGGTGCTGAAAGTCCCATTAAGGTCGCAGAGTTAGCAGAAGCTGTAGCACCAGAGAAATAGATAGCATTAGAAGATGTATTAGCTGGCACTGCAGGTGCAAATGCCTGTGTATATGCACCACTTAGAGTCAGGTTACCAGCAGGTGCGTAAGAACCATAGTTGATTACGTTACCTGAAACTTCATTAAATTTATACCATAGATATGGACTATCACTTGTAACTTCTTGTTCAAATGAATTAACCCCTATGATATAACCTGGGTCGCCTTGTGATCCTGAAAAACCTGTAGTACCTTGTGAACCAGTATAACCAGTACCTTGTGAACCTGTATAGCCTAAAGAACCGTTGTAACCAATCGAACCTGTGTAACCTGTAGTACCTTGGTTACCTATAGATCCAGTATAGCCTGTTGATCCTGTTGAACCTACAGAACCTGTATAACCTAAACTACCTTGATCACCCTTAGAACCTGTATAACCTGTAGTACCTTGGTTACCTATAGATCCAGTATAACCTAGATTACCTTGTATACCTTGTGAACCAGTATAACCAGTTCCACCTTGAGATCCTACAAAACCAGTAGCACCTTGTGGTCCAGTTGATCCTGTATAACCTGTATTACCTAACGAACCAGTATAACCTATAGATCCAGTAAAACCTAGTGAACCAGAATACCCTACAAGACCTTGTGATCCAGTGTAACCAGTGTCACCAATATCACCAGTTCTTGCAAATGTGATGATAATATCTAGTGCATTACTAAATGAATTAGAACCAGATACGTATGAAACTGGTACATCAAAATAATAGGAATAATGAGTGTGATTACCGATAATAGCAAATAAAGCATAATTATTTGTATTTGCTTTTTCTGTTACAGTAAAGTGACCTTTAATAGAAGAGGTCGAATCATCTATTGTTTGTAGGAAATTATATACTGATTGAAAATTAGCAGCATTCTCACTAATGTAGAGATTACTTGCTAATGTTAAATCTGTATTATTAAGTTTTAACTCACCATTACCAGGATCAGAATTATTTGTGTTAGCATTGAAATAATATTCAAAAGCTGCACCACCAAATGTACCTTGTGGTCCTTGTGAACCTACAAAACCAGTAGAACCTGTATAACCTGTTGTTCCTTGATTACCTTGATCGCCTTTTGAACCAGTATAACCAGTAGAACCAAATGAACCTGTATAACCTTGATTACCTTGTGATCCTGAATAGCCAGTTCCACCCTGTGATCCAGTGAAGCCTGTTGTACCCTGTGTACCTTCCGAACCAGTAAACCCTGTAGTGCCTTGTGGCCCCTCTGAACCAGAGTAACCTAAGTTACCTTGTGACCCTGTAAACCCTGATGTACCCTGATCACCTTTAGAACCTGTATAACCTGTTGTTCCTTGAGAACCAGTAAAACCTGGATCACCTTTTGAACCAGTAAATCCAGCTGCACCAGGTCCCCAGTAGATATTAGAACCATTTGTATAAAGAACTTGACCTGGACTTCCGATATTGCTATTAGCAATTATACCTTTTACTGTTAAATTACCTGATACATTTACGTTTGTATTATTAGCACCAATTTCAAACACAACTGAGCCGTTACCGGAATATAGAATTCCGTCAGCCATGTTTAATGCTAATTCGCCAGGATTTGAGAGGGTAGTTGTATTGGCTGCACGTCCAGATATGGAGGTGCGTTTAATTTGAATTAAATTATTAGCCATATGGCCCTCTTACAAACAGTATATACCGTATCAGAAATCAGTAGTCTCATTTTTTTTAGTTTTAGAGCTGGCCTTATCTAAGGCTTTTTGTAGCTCCTCAACTTTACTATTTAGGCCGGCAATTTGCCTTTCATAAAAAGTGATCTGAGCTGACTGTAAGATATTACTCTTAGTCAGCTCAGATACAGCATTTATTAATTTTTCCACATATAAATTAAATAATTCAGGACCCATAACAAAAAACTTTCAATATTAGAATGTGCCACCATCAAGTGTTGCATACACTAATGTAGTTCCATCTGATTGAAGAACATAACCAGCTGTACCCTTACCTAGAGTTGCAAGTGAACCACCAGAAGTACCAACAAGCAAATCACCTTCACTATATGTATTGTAGCCTGTACCACCTGATGTAGTAGCAAGTGCTGTTGATAGTGTAAGACTATTTGCAATTAATGCAACTGCTATTCCGCTAGTTGCAGTAATATTTAATACAGTGCTGTTAGAAACTAATGCACCAGAGTTTAAATATGCCTGTAATGTTGCTTGTGTATATGTAGTGTTACCAGTATCAACAAATGTTGAAGGAGCTGGCTCTAGACCAGTAAATAGTTTGTAAATACCGTCTGACGCATCACGGAATAGACCAGTATGTCTGTGATTACCGCCACCGATACCGTAGTTACCAAAGAAGCCAATATCAAGAAGATCTGTATCGTTGTTATTAGCAGCAAGTTGAATTAACGGATCGTTAACGATATATGATTCAACGTTTGAGTAAACTGCATTACCAGTAATATGAAGATCACCACCGATATAGAAGTCGTGGTAGATGGTCGCAGTATTAGCAATAAAGTTACTGTTAACTGTTAGATTGTGTACTTCAATTGTATTAGCAGATGCTGTAACAATTGCTTGACTTGTTGAACCGAGTCTTAAACCGGTAAACCAACCAGTAGTATAAATTGCACCAGGGCTACCAACGTCATAACTATTATTTACTGTTGGAATAATAGTACCATCTAAACTACCGTTAAGTGTAACTTTATCTTGAATCGCATCACCAAGAACTACGTTACCGTTAAGAGTTGTTTGACCGTTTACTACTAAAGATCCAAGTGTTTGATCTGCTGCAACATGTAGACCGGTTGCATTAGCAACCAAGCTGCTACCAACTACTGCAGCAATAACTGGTTGTGCACTTTCACCAGATGTTACTGATACACTAACACCATTACCTGCTGAGATACTCTGTACATAATCACCAGTAGTATCTGTACCGAGTGCAACTGTATTATTGTCAATTGTGACACTAAGAGTTGCATCACCTAAATTAGTAAATGTTACGTTACCAGAAACATCACCAGTAAGTGTTAATTTTGGTGAACGATTGATTGTAGTTACATTAAGGTTTTCAATGGTTGTATTTGCACCAGTGAAATATAGATTACCAGAAAGTGTTCTAGAATCTGTATTCTGGACATATGAAGGACCAGATGCAGCAGTTGTTGACCAATAGATCTTACCTGAACTATCAATAGCAAGTACTGATCCATCTGAACCAACAACACCATTAGCAGTGATACTTGTAATAGTAGCATTTGCTACTTTAATTTTATCAATACCACTAGTGCTATTTGCTACAAGTGCTTGATTAGCAGTAAGAATACCAGGATTTCTTTCACCAGCAATTGGGAGAACTGTACCATAATTACCGATGAAAACAACGTTACCAGCAGCGGTAAACGCTAATTCACCGTTTGCTAGCGACCCTGGTGTTCCAGTTGTCTGAGAACGTTTAATTTGAATAAGATTTGGGGACGCCATTAAAAGTCTCCTCCGTCCAATGTTTGATTTGAAATTTCAAGTGGTAGTATTGAGTATTTATCAGAATCTGAAATGTAAGTTAAAATATATCCATTTGATTGTATCGAAATATCTACGTCAGTTAAATCTCTTAGTCTTGTAGAACCTACAGAACCAGTGTAACCTATATCACCTTTAGATCCTGTATATCCTTGAGAACCTGTATAACCTATTTCACCTTGTGACCCTTGGTAACCTACAGATCCTTGATATCCAGTTTCACCTCGTGAACCTCTGTAACCTTCTGAACCCTGATAGCCTATAACCCCAACGTTTTGCCAACGTGAGCCATCCCATCTCCAAGTTTTACCACCCGTTACAACTTCATCGCCAAGCTGCGGGCTGTTAGGAAATATTAATGCCATTTACTTGTAACCATTTTATAAGTATTTATTCCTTATATAAACCTATTAACTACGTATGAAACGGCCAGTAAATCTTGGCTGTGAAGCTGTTGGAGAACTGTCAGTTAATTGTGATCCAGATGATGCATTTTGATATACAAAGAGTTCAAAGTAATCGTTAGTAGCTGTATTTGCATAAACAATCTCTGATATTGAGACTGCAACCGAAGTACCATATGCTGGTATTCTCATACCATTTCTATGTGCTAAACCATTTTTATAAATTGCAATACTTACCGTTCCGGTGTTACTATTTGTAAGACCGGAGAACGATACTTGACCTTCAAAATGATAGTAACCAGATTGTAATGGTGTAAAGGTACTACTTGCAGTTTCAGAATTTTGATCGTAATCGGTATTATTGAATGTCACTTTTGACCAATTGTTATTAGCAATTGATTGCTGTGTAGATTTTCTAAGTCCAAAATTAGAACCTACAACTATTGCTTGTGAACCAGTATAACCTATAATACCTTGTGAACCAGCAAAACCTGCAGAACCGACATAACCGTCTGAACCTACATAACCATTTTCACCGTTAGAACCAGTATAACCTACACCTTGTGATCCTGTAAAACCAACATCACCCTGTGATCCAACATAACCTATATCACCTTTAGAACCAGTATAACCACCAGCAGGTCCGATTGATCCTGTATAACCTGCACCTGTTGAACCTGTATATCCTATTCCGATAGAACCAGTATAGCCTATATCACCTATTGATCCGGTGTAACCTGTTGATCCTGGAGGACCGCCTGCTGTAATACCTAACCAAACTTCTTCAGGTTGATAGTAGATACTTAATATACCAGTATTTGAATCTAACCATAATAAACCATCCCATTGGATGACTGGTGTGGTATCACTAACTATAACGTTAGCAATACCTTCCGATCCAACATAACCAACATCACCCTGTGACCCTGTGTAACCAGCACCAATAGAACCTGTGTATCCTAAACTACCAGTTGACCCTGTATAACCTTCTGAACCTACGTAACCAGCCCCAGTAGAACCAGCATATCCGAGTTCACCTTTCGAACCAGCATAACCTGTATTACCAGCAGAACCTGAATAACCTCTGGAACCAGTGTAACCGTAGCCACCAGTAGAACCTGTAGAACCTGAATACCCTACATCACCTTTATCACCTATACGTGCTATAGTGATAGTAGAAATAGTAGTATCTGGTATGTTTTGATCACCAGAAAGGAAACTAACTGGTACAGTAGCATAGGTATTGTTGTCTATAATATCATCAATAATAGCAAATACTGCATAATTATTTGTATTTGTAGTATTGGTAAGTTTAAAATGACCTTTAATACTTGATGTAGAAGTTTCTACTATCAATAGAGCATTATACAGATATTGAAGATCTAGAGATTGTTTACTAATGTATAATTGAGTAGCATTACTAAAGTAAGTATTGGATAACCTTGCAGAACCGGTGCCTGGGTCAGCATAAACTGTATTAGAACTAAAGTAAACTAAGTAAGTAGTACCAGAAAAATTACCTGGTGTACCTTCAGCACCTCTTGAACCGGTAAACCCATATGATCCAGTATATCCAAGATCGCCTACTGAACCTGTATAACCTAAATCACCATAAGAACCAGTATAACCTTCTGAACCTGTATAACCGGCACCTACTGAACCTGTATAACCTAAATCACCTACAGAACCAGAAAAACCTATTTCACCTTGTGGTCCTGATGGGCCTACATCACCTTGTGATCCAGTGTATCCTAAATCACCATAAGACCCAGAATATCCTATTGGACCTTGTGATCCAGTGAAACCTAAATCACCTTGAGAACCAACATAACCATCTGAACCAGTATACCCAGCACCAGTAGAACCAGCATAACCTGAAATACCTTGTTCACCTTGTGAACCTGTATAACCAAATGATCCAAAGTAACCTAGCGAACCAGTGTAACCAAGAGGACCAATATTACCTTGAATACCTTGGTCACCTTGTGATCCTGCAAATCCTTGTGATCCAGTAAAACCAATAGATCCTGTATAACCTATACTGCCTGTATAACCGTCTACACCACGTGACCCTGTAAACCCAGTTGAACCAGTATAACCAAATGATCCTAGATAACCTGCATCACCTCTTGAACCTGTAAATCCAGTAGAACCTGTGTAACCAAAAGAACCAAGATAACCAGTAGAGCCTACAAAACCGATATCACCTTTAGAACCGGTGTAACCAATTGATCCAGTATAACCTATAGAACCAACGTAACCTGTAGAACCTAAACTGCCTGTAAATCCTGTCGAACCGGTATAACCAAATGATCCTACAAAACCAGTAGATCCTGTATATCCGATAGAACCTGTATAACCTAAATCACCTTTTGATCCAGTAAAACCAAATGATCCTAGATAACCAGCATCACCTCTAGACCCTGTATATCCAATATCACCTTTTGACCCTGTATAGCCAGTGTCACCTCGGTCACCAGTTCTAGCAAATGTAACAATAACGTCTGCATCATTAGCAAAAGATGTTGCAGTGCCAGATAAGAATACTACTGGAACATCAAAGTAATTAGGAGTGTATGTATGATATCCAACAATACTAAAGAGAGCAAAATTATCAACGTTTGCTACTTCTGTTACTGAGAAGTGACCTTTAATAGCAGATGTTGAGTCGTCAATAGTTTGTAAGAATGAATAAGTTGAGTCGTAATAAACATCATTCTCGTTAATATAAAAATCAGTAACTTGTGTAAATGTTGTGTTACTTAATCTAAAATGACCGGGACCTGGATCAGAATTAACAGTATTAGTGCTAAATTTATAGTTAAACGATGCACCACCGAAACCACCAGGTAAACCTTGATCACCCTTACTACCTTGTGAACCTACGTAACCCGGAACACCTTGATCACCTTGAGATCCTACAAAACCTTCTGAACCAATATAACCAGTTATACCTGTAGAACCAGTATAACCAGCTGAACCTCTATAACCTTCAGAACCTCTGTACCCAACATCTCCTTGGGTAGTATTAAAATATCTTACTTCTATTTCTGCACCATTTTGAGGTGCAGAATTTAGTTGCAATGTTGTTCCAGATACAGTATAATCTATATCAGGAGTTTCAAGGATACCATTAACAAAGACAAAGATATGATTAGGATCTGATGTTTGATCAAGTAATGTAAATTGAGTATTACTTCCGTTTGCAATATATCTTGAAGAAGCAGATGGACGTCCTACACCTTGTGAACCAGTATAACCAATAGAACCGGAATAACCTAAGTCACCAGTAGAACCAGTATAACCATCTTGACCACCAGATGGTCCTTGTGGTCCGGTAGCACCTACAGAACCCTTGAAACCAGTATCACCTAAAGAGCCTTTATAACCTGTACTACCTAGTGATCCTTGAAAACCAGTTGAACCTTGATATCCAGGTGAACCTATAGTGATATCAAAATATCTTACTTCGATTTCTGCATTAAGAGGTGGTGCAACAGAATAAGTTAATATAGTACCTGATACTGAATAATCAACATCAGGTGATTCTAATATACCGTTAGTAAATACGAAAATGTGATTTGAGTTAGCAGTATCTTCAAGTAATGTGAAATGTGTATTACTTCCATTACCTGTATAACGAGATGTTTTAGAAGGTTTACCTACAGGTCCTATTGAACCATCATAACCAGCACCTCGTGAACCAGTAAAACCAGCAGAACCAGAATAACCTTGAGAACCACCGGGGTCACCAGTAGCACCTTTATCACCAGTGGATCCTTTGTAACCAGTAGAACCGAAATATCCGGTACCACCCAATGAACCGGAATAACCAGTATCACCTTCAGAACCAGTATATCCAACACCGTCATTTTCAATATAACGGATTTCAATATCAGAATTTATAAAAGGAGTTGAGGCAAGATTAACTGTATTGCTGTTAACAATAACATAGTCAACACCAGGTATCTGTACAAGACCATTTACAATAACAAGAATGTTATTAGCTAGATTAACAGTCTGTGTAAGTGAGAAAGAATTTGCAGTACCGTTCGCAGATATCTGTTGACTATTAAAAATCAGCGCCATTTATTGCCTTAATTCGTGAATAAATATATAATTACAGTATGATTCAATATTATTTATGTTTTGTTATGAGGTAACAATGAAACTGCCATCGATTGCAATTCTTGACCTGATTGGTCTTGTATATGACGGAAATACACTCAATAGTCGTGGACTTGGTGGATCTGAATCCGCTGTCATTCTAATCTCCCGCGAACTTGCAAAATTAGGGTTTCCGGTAACAGTTTTTAATGCATGTCAAGATGATGACAGCCGTCCAGGTATTTATGACGGTGTTAATTATAAGTCTATTGACGGTAACTTAGATTCTGAAAAATATGATATTGTTATCTCATCTAGAACTGTAGTTCCTTTTATCCCAGATCACTACTTTGAAGCATATAAAACTGCTACTAGACATAATCCTGCAAAATTTAAATCTTTAAGAGATAATGCAAAATTAAAGATCATGTGGATGCATGATACTTTTGCAAACGGTGATATTAATCTAGAAGATCTTGCAGTCAATGGTTATATCGATAAGATCTTTACTCTCTCAGATTTTCATACTGCATATGTAACTAACTGTCATCACGGTAAGAGACGCAATTTTGAAGTGCTTAAAAATAAAGTATTTCAAACTCGAAATGCAGTGGTTAATTATATCGATGAAGTTGATATCAAAGCAAAAGATAAAAATCTCTTTGTTTATAATGCTTCTGTAACTAAAGGTCTTCTACCTCTTGTTGATAGAATTTGGCCTAAAATTAAACAATATATTCCAGATGCAAAATTAAAAGTAGTAGGTGGTTACTACCGTTTTCGTTCTGATGCACCTTTGGATGCACAGGGTGAGACTCTCATGAAGCTCATGAGAGATCCAAAATATGCAGCAATGGATATTGAGTTTACAGGTATCATTACACAGAAACAAATTGCCGAACTACTTGCAAAATCAAATATGTTTCTCTTTCCGGGTGCTTTCCCGGAAACATTTGGTATCTCTACTCTTGAATCATTAACATATAATACACCTCTAGTTGCAACCCGTTTTGGTGCACTAGAAGAGACTGCTATTGATCAAGCATCATACTTTATTGATTATGCTATTGAACCTAATAGCTTGTTTCCAGATATTAATATCGATGATCAAGTTAACAAATTTGTTGAGAAGGTTATCAGAGCATACAATGACCCATATCTACATCAACAAAAGCAATATTATTGTAATATAGTTAAAGATATTAATACATGGGACACTGTTGCATTACAATGGAAGCAGCTCTTTTGCAGACATTTTGATATATACTTTCCAGTAGAAGAATATCGTAAAGTAACATATATTAACGATAAAGTTCATAGAGTTTATGGGCGTCGTTTTAGTAATAAAGAAGAATGGAATATCACTAGATTAAACAGAGAGAGACATATTAGCATTATAACACCATTTTATAATGCTGAAAAATACATTATTAATTGTATTATGTCTGTTATTAGTCAAGACTATAATAACTACCATATGTACTTAATTAACGATTGTAGTACAGATAATAGTCTTAATGTAGTTAAAGACTTTATCAATAGTCTTTCTATTGATCTTCAAGAGAAATTTATTATTCTTAATAATAAAGAAAATAGAGGTGCGGTTTATAATCAGATTAAAACTATTAAAAACTACCCTATTGAAGATGAGAGTTTAATTATGCTTCTCGATGGTGATGATACGCTGAGAGCAGATAACAATATCTTTAATTTCTATAATAATCTATTTGCAGATAATAAAACTGAATATGCATATGGAAGCTGCTGGTCACTTGCAGATAACATACCATTAATTGCACAACCATATCCAAAAGCAATTAAGGATGCAAAAGCATATAGACAGTATAAATTTAACTGGGGAATGCCTTACCCACATCTTCGTGTATTTGTTAAGAGATTAGTAGATAAGATTGACGAAGAAGTATTTAAAGATGAAGTAGGTAACTGGTTTAAAGCTGGTGGTGACAATGCTACATTCTATAATATTATTGAACAAGCTAACCCTGATAAAGTAACTGCAGTTCAAGAGGTCTTTTATAACTATAATGATTTAAATCCATTAAATGATTATAAAGTTCATGCAGAACTACAAAATCAAAATGCATCTAAAATTACTAAATCTGTTCCTATAAAAATGGAAAGAATAGATATAAGCCCTGATCAACCAAAAACGCTTGATCCAAAATATGAAATGGTAGAAACAAAGGATATAATTGTGAAAAATATTCCTAAGAAAAATATCTTAATTGCAATACCGACAGCAAGAAATATTGAAGCACAAACTTTTAAATCAATCTATGATCAGGTTGTATCTGATGAGTATAATCTCAACTTTCAATATTTCTATGGATATCAGGTAGATCAGGTTCGTAATCTGATTGCAGATTGGGTTGTTAAAGGTTATGATTATCTGTTTGCAGTAGATTCTGATATTGCTTTCCCATCAGATACGCTTTCAAGACTCTTATCACATGATAAAGATATTGTAACAGGTATCTATAGACAAAGAGTACCTGAAAGACAGACTCTAGAAATCTTTGAATCAAATAATAATGGTGGTTATACTCATATTGATTGGGAAAAGATTAAAGGTAAAGGTCTAGTTGAAATAGGTGCATGTGGTTTTGGTTGTGTACTAATTAAAAAACAAGTTATGGTAGATATCGGTTATCCACAATTTGCATATAAGTCTGCTTTAGATCATAACCATACGTTCTCAGAAGATCTCTTCTTTGCAAAGAAAGCATCTGAAAAAGGTTATAAATTTTATGCTGATACAAGCATACTCTGTGATCACATTGGATCGTATACGTTTAGAGTATCTTAAAAAAAGCTCACAGGTGGAGCTTGATTAGGAACAGAAGGTGTTGTTCCTAGTACATCTGACGCTTTCTGTTTCAATACAGAAAGCGTTTCTATTGTCTGATTAATTTGTCTAACAATAATAGTAGTTTCAATAGGTGCAGATCTTGCAACTGTTACTAATATATCACCATGTCTTTGTACTACTATCTTAGCATCACGCATTAGCGGGTTACTTCAGGATTTACTGTAACAATACCTTCTAGAATTCTAGAAGTGACATTGTTTGCATGTAATTGAAGATCATAAACATAACGGTTATTGGTAAGATTAGCAGTTACAGCAGCATTCATAGATAAAGAAACTAATCCAGTATTACCACCAGTAGATACATTAATTGTATTATAGGTAGTAGAAGAATATGTTTTTCTTATCTGTGCATTAGCAGTATAATCGGTAATATCAAATGGATCTCCATTTGAGTCAATTAAATAAACATTATAAACAAAATCAGCACCTTGATCTACGATAAGATTAGTTTTAATTGCCATTTTTTAATCTATCTACTTCTGCTTTGAGTTCTTTGATAGCCTCAATTAGAAGAGGAACAATCTTATCGTATTGAACTGTTAAATATCCACCACCGATTGGAGCTGGGTATACAACTTCAGGAAGCACTTCTTGAGTTTTTTGAGCAGATACACCGACATGTGTTCTTGCATCTTTGTAGCCGATATTGCGAGCAATTTCGTTTGGTTTATAATAGAAGCCTTCTAGTTGTGAAACTTTATCTAATGCATTATTGATTGGACCTAGGACGTCTTTTAATCTCTCATCTGAGTAGTAAGCAATAACGTTACCTTTTGCTCTTATTTCACCTTCACTAGAACCACCACCAGGTGCATTTACACCCACACCTATACTTCTAAATTCACCATCAACATTATCTTTATCTGAACCTGGGTTATCATCAAAACCTATAGTTCCATTATCTTCATCTACAAGCACTAACACTTGCTTTAATTTACCTTTTTTATCTGGTAAAATAATATCAAAATTAACATTAGTATTAGGAGCTAATAATCTAACATGCCCGTTACCACTAGGGCTTTCTAATCTTATAGCACCTTCAACATGTAGAGCATCAAGCGGGTTAGTTATACCACCAACACCTAGATTGTTTGCAAAGTATGCTTTATTTGTATTAGCACTTAATATAATAGCATTACCACTACTTACGCTAGTACCAGGTGTAGCATTAGGGAAAGAAGCAACAGTAAGTGAACCATTAGCTAAATTAATTATCTCTGCTCTAGTATTATTGAATATAATATTGTTGCTTGAGTTCTGATAAAGATTTCTGCTAAAATTAGCACTACCATCATTACCATTAAACATAAATGCTATATTAGCAGTTACAGCATTAGAGTAGAAACCGTGTGAGAAATGTCTACCTGCACCTACTATGTCAATATCACCTGCAGAGCCTAATCCATTACTAAAGTAATTGTTAGAACCTAGAAAAAATACATTACCAGTAAATAATGAGTTTGAACCTAAATCAAGCTGCTCTGTAGTAACTTTTTTAACTTTAAGTTCAAATGCTGTAAGATAAGTGTTAGAATCCGATGTAGGGCTATCATTATATGTTATAAAGATACCGTTACGATCAATATATGTGTTAGCATCCGAATCACCTACAACTATATTATTACCAAACAAACCATACATAATATTTGCTTGATCAACTACTATACTACCATCATAGAAGAATGTATTAGTACCAACCACAATATTGTTTGTAAAGTAGCCATTATCAGTAGTAACGTTTGCAGTTCTAACAATAGTATTACCCATAGAGATCAGCGTCTTTGTATACGCTGTTGATCCATCTATAAGCATACCTGATGCTGTAATTATATTATTTGAAGTGGATGATGATTTAATAACAGTTGCAGTAGCATTAATAATAGTATTAGCTGTATCAAAACTTACATAAACAGAACCAGAATTAGAAGTTACATAAGTGTCTGCAGTGAATACACCTGTAATAGCAGCATTACCTACAGCGGTATTAGAATTAGTTGTAACTGCAGAATTTGATATTGCACCAATTGCTAGATTAGTTTTTGCTAACCACTGGCCAAATGAATCTGTTCCCTGTACAACGTTTGCAATATAAATTGTCATTTATTTTCTAATACCTTTATTAGCAAATCTTTAATCTGTGAGATATCACTTTTAATACTATTAACTTCTTCTTTGATATTATTTATTTCGTCTGCAGCATGTTGTTCTTTAAGAAATTTCATTCTTGCTTCTTTATAAGCAATAAGTGCATTCATATCTCTATTGATTATAGCACCTGGATTACCTCTTTGAACAACAAATTGATCATCAACTGCTTTTCTCTTATCCATAAATTAACTCACATCTGCAGAGCCACAGCTCTTACGTCTCTCATAGATGGATAGTTTACACCGTCAGATGACATAAGAAGAATCTTGATAGAGAACATATCAAAACCTCTATACTGAACACCATCTTCACTATAGTATGTTAAAATACCAGGTGGAATACCGTTAGGAGAATCACCAATAGGATCTTGATAAGCAATAGTGTTTACTGGTGATGTTGGTCTTGCAGTTGATTGTGATACACCAAAAACATATTCTTTATAATCTTCATAATCTCTAGGTGAACTGTATAGAGCAGACCCGTTATTAAGATATTCTAATTCAGTCCATGGTCTGCTATCAAATAAAGTAGCGTCTACTTGTGAATTGAGTGCTTTAACATATACTTTAATATTAGTACCAACAGGACGGTAACCAGTTACATATATTCTAATATCTTCTGCTACAGTATCTAAAACAACAGTCTTAGAAATATATTTAGATTTGCCACTACCATATCTGGTATACTCATTTGTATCGTCATTATTAATAACGTTCTTAATATAATCAAACGACTTAGTGTACAAATCAATTACAGGTGATAAGAATCTACTATTAGTGAGTAGGCGTACCTGATATGTTGAAGTTCCTTTAGTTCCGTAACTACCTGCTGCTCTTTCATTAGAATAGCTACGAATCACACGCTCATAATCTCTAAATTCATAGAGATCTTCTACATGTGGGTTGGTTGCAAGTGTATCTTTTGTAGATGGACTAGTATATGTTGTATTACTAGTACCATAATAGCTAGTTTCAATGTAAGTTCCTGATGGTTCAGTAATTTTATATTTTGGAACAACAGCATTGTAAGGAATATCATCAACTGTTTGTATAATAGCATTTGCAATTAAATACGTACTAGTAATATAAGATGTATTAGAATAATCAGGAGTTCTATAGAATCTTATATTTCTATATGTAGTATTGCTAAACCAACCATTTGATCTACCAATATAAAGTGTACCAGTTACTTCGTTTATATACTTTACATAACCTACAGGGTATATTGAGTTATTTGTTGTAAGAATAGAAGATAAGCTGGTAGCATTTGCTGCATAAACTATATCTCCTACTTGAATAGGGTTGCTTGCACTCTTTCTGTATATACCACCAGATGCAGATGTTAAATCTAATGTAATAAAATCTGTTTTTGCATTTCTAAAGACAATAGTACCATCACTTATTGGAAATTGTGCTACATAAAGATTAAATTTCATATCTTGAGTTTGTACTGCATTCCATGTAGTACCATTAGAAGAGATATAAAGAACACCAGAATATGCTTGTTGTGTAATAGACTGACCGGTAACTTTATCTACTCCACCTACTTCTGATACCCACATTTCATAATCAGTGTTAGTAAATTCAGGATAAACATAAAATGCATACTCTTTATCAGTCTGCAGCATTAAAGGTACATCAAATTCAAATTGTGTTTCAGCAGATGAATCGTCACTTATTAGAATATCTGAAGATATTTTAAAAGCAGATCCTACTCTTCTAGCTGTGTTTGGAACACCATTGTTACACTCAACTACTGCTAGATATGCACCAGCGGTACTGCTTTTGCTTTTAAAATATACGCCAATTTTAGTTAAATAGACGCCAGGTAACCCTTCAGTAGAGGCAGTCTTTACTGTAAAAGATTGAGCAATTGGGTTTGAACTTTCTAACGCCATTTATATTATTTCCTATTATTAACCTAATAAACCAGAACAATCTTTTGGTGGACTGTAATTGCTAGGAGCTGAACAACCTGGATTTGAAGGAGGTTGCCATCCATCTCCACTCTTATTATGAACTATATAACCTTCTACTACAAAGGTGTTATCACCATCTAACATAAGATTGTAAATAATATAATCTTCTGGTTTTTCTTGTGTGTTTATAGTTTCTACAGTTTCATAACCACCTTCTAGTTTTAAAACTCTAGTACCAATATCAATCTTGACTAATTTACCTTTAAATTCATCCTCTACTGCCCAGCTATCAGGGTTAAAAGCACCCCAACCTTGATCAGTCATTATTGGATGTTCTTCAGATACGAAAGCCCAATTATCATTAAACGAATACATTAATCTATTACCAATAGCTGGTGATTCTATACCAATAACATTATTGTAAAGAAGATTATCATTATTAGTTCTTACTTTATCTCCTGGTATAATTTCACAAATTTTCTTTAATGTACCATCTGCCATAGTAACTTTAGCTTCTGGATCAAAGCAGCATCTTTCCGGAGAAGGCTGATTAGGAGACGGTGGGGGTGGAGGATCAACAGTAGTCCAAGTAAGAGGATCAATGTCTTTAGTAGTTGTACTAGGTGTAAATTGAGGTTCAATTACTTCAAATTTAAGATTTTGCGAGGTTGTAGAGAGACCTTGAGATGTATACACACCTTCACCGGATGTTAATATACCACCAGTATCAGCAAGATCGCTAACATTAGCTAAAGTAAATATTCTTTCACCAGCTCTAAAAGTATTTTCTGGTAAATAAAAAATTACTATAATATTACCTTTTGAATCTGTTTTTAAAGTACTATTTAATGCACCATTATTGGTAAATACATCGCTAGGATCGCCAGTATAAGTTTTAAACTTATCTGTGTCAACTGCTCCACTTACAGTTAAGAAACTTGAATCTATTTTACCTGGAGCACAATATGCAGATACAGATTTTTTATCAAAAAATGGATATAATATAGTATTTGGTTTTAAATTTCTTCCAATAATACCCAATTTTCTTCCTCTCATATAAGGAAGCATAGAAACATCTTTTATAAAATTACCTAAATCTTGTGTAGAAGATTGAGCAGAAACTTTAATATCTGTAATGGTTTGTTTTGCATCCATTGCCCAGTAATTAGTTCTACCTTCTTCTTTTGTAATTTTAGGAGCACTATATGTAGTGTCAATATCTTTAAATGCACCGTTAGCAGCAGCATCCTGGAAAGCAGATGCCATATCTACTTTCATTACCTGAGGTGCAGCTTGTGTGTTAACATTAGTACCATCATAGCTAGGAAATATAGAAACTGAACCTCTAAAACTAAAGAAAGTTTCAGCACAATTTCTATATGTAGTAGCATAAGGGTTACCACCTAGTAATATATGCTCATAATTAAGCATAGCCAGGCGTGTATTAATTTTATAGTTTGAACTAGTAGTTGTATCTACTTCAAAATCATTAAACGTTTCTGTATAATTAGGACGGGCAATAGACTTAGAAGAACTAATTGCCATATTGAATTCTACATCGTTAGATCTTGCAATAGTATCATCATTAAATGGGTCTGCAAATATACCGTTTTTAAAACGTTCAATATTATTATTTGCATCACGAATAGAAAGGGTCTTTGTATCTAATGCTAGTGCATTAAGAACTGTATAGTATTCAAGATTTTTAATTCTCTGCTCAAGAGCAGAGATTTCTTTCATTGTATAGCCTTTAGCAGTTTGAATATCTACTCTTACTGCGAGATCTTGTCTTTTATAACCCATATTTTATTCTGCTTCTGAAAATGTTAATGATGGATAGGGTGTTACGTAAATGTCAGCTATCTTTAAACCTGTATTATTTATTATAGGTGCTTTAGGATTAAATGAAGGCACACTAGATTTAACATCTAACCTGCTATCTTTATTAATTATAAGAGAGTCGACTCTTGGTAAGTAGTATTCAATATTATACGTAAAGTTACTATCAGGTTCTATTGCATAGTTAGCACCTGTTGCTGAATAGAATCTCAATGATGAGTTAGCAGGATTAACTGAGTAGTTAGGCCATGCTGCTGAAGTTGTACTTACAGCTGTATTACTCATAACCGGTCTAAAATCTATATGATTTCTTAAATCATAAATGTTACCTGATATATCTTTATAGACTGGAATTTGCGCAGTAACTATTGCATTTGTGTTTGCAGTATTTGCATCATCAATAGAATAAGAATCTACTGAGAAGAATGTTGCTTTTGAAGAAGAAATATTTGGAGTAAAGTGACTTACTCTAGCTAATAATCTAGTAGAAGTTGTGATAGCAGATTTATATTGCGGGTTAATTGAAATAGATGCTAACCCGTAATAATTGTCTTTCTGTCCATTATCAAAAGTAAACCAATCTTTTCTATCAGGATTTGTATTTGCAAAACCTGCACCCAAATATATTGCTTCAACTTTATAAACATCTGGTATACCTAATGACCAAGGACCTGCAGTACCTGTAGGATGGCTTTCAACGTTAATAGCAATATATCTGTCTTTTGATACTACTTTTTGTATAGGTTGTGCAGTTTTCTTAACTTGTGGTATTTGTGCACGAACAGTAAACGTACCGGTTGCTTCTGGATCTACAGATACAGTAGCTGTCATACCTGTAACTAGACCAGCTGATGTAGTAAATGCAATAGTATTACCACCACCATCAAAGTCAATTGCCTCACCTGTTTTAAAGAATCTATTCAAGAAGATAGAACCTGCAGTTACTGAACCACCTAGTGTAGGTGTAACTGTAATACCGTTTGCAGAGAATATTGAAGTGATTGTATGATAGGAAACAGTAGGAGTAGCACCAATAGTATAAGATGCTTTAACACTATCACCCACTCTTAATGTTTGTCCTGATACACCATAGTTTGTGATAAAACTACCTGTACCACCGGTAACTGCAGTACATGTTATATTACTGTGAGTGAGGTTAGCAACACCTGCAGTAGATCCTGCAGAATAAGCAGCTGTATAAATGTTGGCTGTCATATCTGTATTAAAATATAATTGAATAGTACTAGAAAGTGAATCTGAAATACCGGTACATGCACCAAAGTTGTATTCATCACCTGCTGCTGTAAATGAAGCAGTAAATTTACCACCTGAACGAACTACGTTTACAGGATCAGTTGTTGTTCTGTAGATATAACTTGTATTGTTTACACCTGTATTACTTGTAAGTCTCTTTACACCATCTAAACCTGTATAGAATATAAGTGACTTAGATGTTGTATCTGTACCGTAAAGCATAGAATATCCAGAGAATGGATCTGTTGCAATATCAGCAAACACTTTACCGTAAGTACCGTTCACATAGATACTTTTTGCATTTGATGCAAAACTATATCCTGGTGCCATATTAATATTAGTAAGATATAGAAGATACTCAGCGTTAGGGGTACCTTTAGAACCTGAATTATATTTAATTGCTCTAACAGTAGCATTACCTACAAGAGTGCCAACTGGAGCTGAAATAGCAATGTTTCTAGAAATAGCATACTGGTTAGCATTATAGATAGAAACTGATTGTAAACCACCTATATCAAAAATACCTGCTGTATCTCTAATTTTTACATAGTTACCATAGTTAACTGTTAGTCTTTCACTTGCAATATAACTAGAAGTAATACCTCTATTAATTTCAATTCGTCTAGGTGATTTAAATTCTACTCTATAACCATCAACATATGCAATACCAGGTGATATAGAATAATACATTGTTTGCGAGTTAGAAGATGGTTCTACGTTAATTTGAAAAGGCTTAACGATATAATCACCTGACTCTTCTTTTGTTCTCTTAGCAATAATGTCACCAATTGTACTGTAGAATGGATCTTCTTGAACTGTTACTGCAGTACCTAAACCACCACTAAAATCAACTACAGGTAAGAAATCTTTAGGTATAGTAATATCAGTATTTGTTGAATCATATGCTACTAATGTAGGTACTAGTTTTAATCTATATGCACCAGGTGCATTGTAGTTTGGTGATCCAATAGAGTTATCATAAAGAGAAGGATCTTCTGAAGGTTTTACAATATATTCCTGAGTATTATAGCCTACTTTAATACCAACTGCATTTGATGTGTGTTCTTTAATAACAAAGTTACCAGCATTTGCTTTTAAGAAGAAACCTTTTTGGTATATAATACCTTGACCAACATGTAAACCAAAACCTGTACCTAAAGCATTAACTGTACTATTTGATGTTAATACGTATGATACACCTATTTTTTTATTAGGATCTAGAGTGTCAAGTTTATCTTGAGTTGGTAAATAAACGTCTATTTGTTCACCTGATACAAAGTTGTCTACTTGAACACCAGCATTATTACCAGAATAGAGGTATATTACGTATGCTCTATTAGTATCTTTACTTCCACGATTTACTGCTGATTCAGCACCAGTAAATGCTTCGAAGATAGCTGCTCTTGTACCGTAAGTATTAGAAACTAAGAGATGAGATTGAGAAAGATGAGAAGATGTATTTGCTACGTCAGTAATATCTCTAGTAAGAACTGTAAAATCTATAGTTGATGTGTTACTATCTTTAAATTTAACTTGCGCAAGTCCTGGATACTGAGTAAAATTACAACCTTCAACAACTGAACCGTCTTTATAGATGCTAGCACCAAATCGTGAGATTTGCTTCTGCATCATAGTCTGGAGCTGAGTTAATTCGCGTGCTTGAACCGCAGTAGATGGTCGGAACAAAATGCGGTAATACATTTTGTCTTCATCATAATCATCATAAAATGGAGCAACGTTAAAATTGGTCTGTAACTCAGCCATCTTTATCCCTTAAAAATTAAAATATAACTTTACATCTTCTGATCTCACACCTTCTCTACTAATTGGTTCAATATTTCTAAAATAGAACACTTCAGAAGAATATGGTTTAAGATCTTTATTATTTATTGTGGAAATTACAACAGTTTTACCAGATGAAAGTGATGTTAATGTTTCATATGGTTGGAATTGTCCTACGTCACCGAGAACGTAAATGCTTGTTGTATTCATATATGCTACAGTAGCGGTAGCCTGACTATTAAACCCTTGTACTATCTCACCTTCGTTGAGAAGAGTAGGTGCAGATAATACACCAAAGTTTAACATTTGATTAAATGTTGTGTCTTGGTAATTTGTTAAATTAGCAGATGCAATCGGATTGTATATGAGTGAAATCTGTCTATAATATGCCCATTCAGGAAAGTTATCTAATAAATTGGTACTTACTGACATACCAAGTATATCACATCCTAATTCTGCAGCTGGATCAGATCCATGACCACCTTTTGGTGATATGATAGTATGAGCAGTAGCATTAGAACCAAAATAAGAATTAGAAACAACTGACACATTAGCGTATGTGTAGTTTCTTCCTCTACTAATCACTGTAATAGTATCAATACTACCATTAGCATCTACATTAGAAATAGCAGAGGCACCAAACCCATCTCCATCAAATAGTATCTGAGGTCCTATTTTATAGAGTGATGTACTATCTGTATCAAAAATAGCTGATGTAGTGTATACATACTTACCTGTATTGTTGACAACATAATCTGAAATTGTTGTTAACGCACCTGAACCGCTCCCTGCATATATGTAGAAATACGATGCAGTATGTGCACCGCTTATAGAAGATGCGCCTGTGTTAGATATTTTAAATAGAGTGGTACTGATAGTACTATCAATAGATCCGTTACTTGAAATATAATTATTACCAACAGTATCTACTGTAACAACGTGAATTGCACCGTCTTCAGCAGATGCAACAACTGTTTGATCAGGTACTACAGGAATATAATCATCAGTAGTAAACAGTTTATTATTAATACTATTAACAGTATAAAGATACTTCCATTTATAACCATCAGCAGTATTAAAATCACCTCTTGATATAGTTAAGTTAGGTTCTACTGTGGATTCAGCACCATAATTATTTGAGAGGCATTTATAAACACGACCTAAACTGTTTATAACATAGAATTGCTTACTGAAAAGATTAGGATCAGTATGGGTATATTCATCATAAACTGTACCAGAAGTCCATGTTATCTTTTTGACAATATAAGCAATATCTTCAGGGTATAATCTCTTACCAAAAATAATCTCTTTATTTACATCGTAATGAGATGTTTGCACTGATGAATTTGGTGTAGGTGGAATTGCATCATCATCCCAGTTGAAAAATTTACCAAATGCAATATAATAATTAGAAGCAGTGTTACCAACACTCTCCTTAAAATTTTCAACGAACTTATTTTTAAGATTTTGATTAAAAATGCCTGTCATTATGTGACCGTTAATGTCTCTATTAGAATATCATGATTTAGTTTTTTACTATCTATAATAGTGGGCTTACCAAATACTCTGTTTCCTACTGGGTGGAAGATTTGTTTTAAAACACTAATGTATTTATCGAGAGATTTTTCTAGTTGAATCTCATAAGAATATTCTTGATAATAGTCACTATCTTGTATATACTTGTCTGCATTAAGGAAACTACTAGTATCAACCCATTCACCAGATTCTTTACCTATAGCACCTACTGTGAGTGTAAGTTCTGCTGATAGCGTTGTATTAGAAGTATTATAGAATACTACTTTTTCACCTTCTGTGTTAAACCCATAACCGGATGCTTCCAATTCAACTGTATCGATAATACCGTTACCAGCAGTAAGTGTTCCTGATATTACTGCATTATTACCCCATAAGTTACCATTCTCATCAACGAAATTGTAACCTAAAACTCTTGGTTCAGTTACTCTAACATCTAGAGAACCATTATAGTTATGATCTCCTGATGTTACAGCTGTTAATGATTTAATAGAACCAATTGTAAGATTTGCAAATGATAATGCATTATTTACTGTTGAACTAGCGTTGGCAGATTTTAAATTAGCACCATATGATGTTGCACTAATAAGTGTATTAGCTTCAGAAGCAATACCGTTTGTATTGTAATTAAATATTATAGTGTTTGAAAGCTCTTTAATTAAAAAGCTAGCACCAGCACCTTTAGATGCAGTACCGTAACTTATATTAATGTTAGAGTTTACGGCGTAACCGTATCCACCATTTTTAATTTTAAAAGTAATATAACCTTCAGTTAATGCTTTATCTTTAATAGTGCTAACATTAAAGATTATACCTTCACCTGATGTGCTATTTGCTTCTAATACGTCACCAGCAGTATGATTTTCTGATGATAATGTTACTGATGCACCACTTGCAGAACCTTTAATTTGAGATGCTTGATTGATATCAACACCATCACAAACTAAATATTCACCTAAAACAAAAGATGAACCGGTAGGACCAGGAATTAAATCAATAATATAGAGAAGATGGGCAACTTGATTACCTGTGTATACTTGTACAGAAGATGTTACAAATGCAGTTGCACCTGATGTAGAACCAGTGATATATTTTTTATTATAGAGATAGTTAATATCTCTTTCTTCTATTTCTATATACTGTTTTCTCTGCCAAGAACCATCAGACGCTCTCAACATATCTTCTTGTGGTACAAAAAGTTTAACTTCTAGATCGTAAAGCAATCTAAAGAGAAGTTTTAAACCTTCAACAGAACCTTTTGATCTATAAACATCAAGGATATGCTTTTCTAAAAGAGCTTTATCCATTAAAAGCTTTTTAGGAACACCATACATATATTTTGCTAGAAAGTGATCGATATACTCATCACTAACTTCATCGATATCTGCATATTCTAGAAGACTTCTAGACTTAAATATGGGTCCTTGTTCTTCCATCCATTCATAATAAGCTTTAACAAATTGAATAAAATTCTCACCTTCTTCTTGATAGAAGGCAGGAAATTGATCGCTTATTAAGGATGATATTTTTTTAAGATCGACCTGCATTACTGTCTAAACACATTAATTGTTATGAGTACTTTATCAAAATCAATTTTAAGATATTTACTAGCCTGTACAACTATATCATCGTTAGCAGTAATACCGTACATATTGATATAGTTAGTATAGTCATATGGATTAAGATCCATAACAACTTCACCAGTATCGTAATTCACGGTACCTATATTAGTCTCAAGGATAATCTGTTTTGAATCTGGGGTTAGATAGTATATTCTTAGAACACCCATACCATCATCAGATATTCTCGCAGTATAAGATATACCTTCTTTCACGTAAGTAAAGTAATCTGAACGAACAGTTTCTTCTTCATTCTCAGAATATGCTACTTTGAACGGTCTATAAAGAGCGTTAGAGAATGAGAAATTAATTCTCTGAGTAACACCCTTAACTGGTAATAGTTTATAGATTGCTCTTAAAGAAGTCTGATTACTAATAATTGCAGGATCAGCTTCATCTATCATAGAAGATAGTTTTGATTTTCTAAGATCATTACCAAAATCTGTTAAGTATACATCACTATATTCTTGGATCTTAGCAATAACTTCAGTTTTAAGCTGCTGAGTACTCTTTGATGTTAATGTTGGATCATATCTCGCATCAGTAATTACTTCTACATAGAGATATTCAGGATCTATTATTACTGGTTCTGTAGTAATGCTTTTTGTTTTTAAGAATGTTGTAATGTTTTGTTTTAATTCTGATGATACTAAAGGATTTGTACCATAAGGTATCATACTAATAATTACTTTACCAAACTGGGGAGGGTCAGCATCTTCACCACCAAAGACATTTACTGTCTTAATTTGCGGATAAGTTTCTATAATTAAATTCTTATAATCATCTTTTGTAACTGCTCTATTTTGAGAAGCAAAATGACGAGGAGCATTATACTTAATAGACTCAGTAGTTTCTCTTTCTGAACCATCAGCAGCAGATGTATTAGTAGAAACTGTTACTGAATATAAACCATCAATCTTTGAAGTAGTGGAGAAAGCATATGCTTTATTTCCTAATTCACCGTTAGTTGATCTGTATTTAACTTTTACTATATTACCATTAGTAAGTTTTTTACCAGCAACACCGTCTCCAAATACCACTTCATATTGGTTATTATTATAACCTTGTACAAAATAAATTTCAGAGTTAGAATTTAACCCGTATAGATTTTCAGCTTTAGAGTATACTGTGTTGGTTGAATCTGAAGCAGATTTTATAACTGTTACCTTAATACTATTTGTATCTACATTTTCTGAACTTAAGGTATATCTCATACCATCAGCTACTGTAAAGAACTCATTAACAATCTTACCTTCATAAACATAGACCGGATCACTTGTATATGATACTCCGTCATATGTAAGAACAAGAGCTTCATTAGTTGAAAAATCTAGATTGACATTATCTACAACTGATCTAACAGTATAGTTTTCAGGTATAACTACAAACGTAGGTGTATCACCACCAGTGTTAACAGTAAATGTAACTAATGCACGAGAAGATGTTCTAGAGCGAGGGAGATAATTTAATTCTTTAGCATGTGAGACTACAGAATTTCTTAACTGAGAAGAGTCAAGATACATCTCGCTTCCTATCATATTAAGATAGTAAGCATTCATATATGTGTTATATGTTAAGATGTCTAACAGAGCGCTAAGATTAGATCCTTCAAAATCATAATCTTGAAACTCTGTTTTATTCTTCATATAGGTTTTGAGGTTCTGTTTAATACCATCAAAACTTAATTCTGATACACTTAAAAACCCTGTATTGGCCATTACCTTACTCTTCTAAGGATTAAATCTAATGTAATTGGTGCAGTATTATTAGTTATATAAAACACTAAAGAAGCAAAATAAGCATTTTCATCAGGTAATGCTTTCACATTTACAGAGTATAAACTTGCTCTTGGTTCATAATTATTGATTGTTTCTGTTATCTTTTCTTTGAGAACATATTCAGTATCTCTACTCATATTCTCAAATAAACTCTGTCTTATTCCTGCTCCAAGATTAAGATTAAAGAATCTTTCATAAGGATCAGTGAGAAGAAGATTACGTATAGATCTCTTTACCGCCTGCTCATTAGTTATCAACACCAGGTCTTCTTTAACCGGATGCACATCAAAATTAGTAGGGATATCAGAATATTGTGTTGTTGTCATTAGAATTATTTATAAGGATGTCTGACATGTTCGTAGATACAGAGGATTGTATTTTTGAACGTCATTTGCAGCAGAAGCAGCTAATGACCAACCCTGAGTTATTGGTTTAGATCCGAATGGTGAGAAGTTTTCCCCTACCATTGCAGCACTAAATCCCATCATAAATGGTATAGCGTTATCAGATCTTCTCATTTCTATATTAGATGTTGTAGGAACGTTGAGATTGCTACAGACATTAGTAACCATAGTTGATATCTGACTACCAAAAAATGTTGTGGAAGGAGGTGCTACTGGTGAACCAGTTATCATTCTAGTTACCATAGAAGATATAGGTACAGAACCACCCATAGATGCAAAGTTCTGCATACCGAAACTTACAACCCCAGAACCACCTTGTGACGTTCCGAAAGAACCAACTCTTCTACAAAATAACTGATCAACTGCAGGTAATGCAACAGGTGCTTCACCGAAGAAACTTTTACCTGCATATGAAGGCGGAGTAAGCATTGGGTTATTTGCTCTAGTAGATGTTGCTATTCTATTACCTGTTATAAGTTCAGACATCATACCACCCATAGCCTGACCACCACTTTTACTTAATAGAGTGGCAGCAGCAATACCGCCTAATGCTCCTAATGAACCTAATGCACCACCTAAAGGTGTTTGATTGAGAAGACTAGCAATAGTAGATGCTCCTGCAAGAGTTGCAAGACCTGTAACTGCAGTAGCTGGATTAGTTACAGAAGCAAGTTGTGTAGCACTTAATGTACCAGCTGCAAGTCCAGCATAAGTGTTAATAGAACTTGAAATAGAAGATGTAGATAGACCAGGCGCACCACTTAAGTATGTTGAACCTGGACTTTGATTATTATTATAAGCAGTACCTATAATAGATGAACCGAGAACTCCTAAAGATAAACCTAAAGAAGCTGCAGATAAAGTACTACCTATACTATTTTGTGATGGGTCATCATACTGCTGTGAACTTTCAAATTGACTTGCATATTTGTGATCTACTGCATATACTGCTTGACTAAGATAACCTATCTTATAGATGTCAGGTAACTGAGTTATACCTATAATATTTCTAATATAATTTTGACTACCTAATTCAGGTATACCTACAGTATCAGCAATATAGATAAGATCATTTAAACTTTCATTAACGGCTAAGATATAAAAGAACAGATGTAATGAGTCATAAGGTATGACACCAAAAGATGCTAAATGAGTAGATGTTGTTTCAATTGCATCTCTTTCTCTTTGCGTTAAAATATAATTCTGTTGTGTTCTAACATAGTTAGCTGGTGCAGGTGAAGAAGACATCATTAATGCTGCAGCTCCTGCAGCAACTGCACCTATTGCGATAGCAGTATTAAATTGATCATTAGATTGTTTTAATTCTTGGCTTCCATAAAAACCTGGTTGCTGTATAACACCTCTTTGTATAAGTGAGGCAACCTCTGGACCAGCATAATATGACATTAACCTACTCCAACCGTTTTGCCTTGTAATGCTGCTACAGCATATGATAATTGAAGACCTGGTGTAGTTGAATTACAATGTGGGTCAGCACAAGTTAGTACAGAACCACCACCATATTGACCAGGTCTAGCAGATTCAACATGACAGTGAATACCACCTTGATCATTTTTTTCTAAAAGTATCTTACTATAAGGAAGATAATCTCTTACATAAGCAGCCATTTCAGCAGTAAAACCATAATCAGGTTTATTAGCGCATCTTATATCTACTGCTCCACCCTTAACATGGTTAGATGAATTATCTCTCCACCAGGATGATATGTACATTCTAGTACCAAACTTCTCATATAGAGGATCTAAGATATTCCATGCAACAATCTGAGCTTCTGTTAAGATACTCTTAATTTGTGATTGTGGTGCATTTTGAATACCAAGTATCTGACCAACTTTAACATGTCTTGATAATGCTTCATTAGAATTGTAGATAGAAGAAGGTAATGGTATGTTAGGTGTTTCTGCTTTACCATTATTACTACCAATACCAGCAGGTCTATCATATACACCAGTTGCAATTGCTTCTGCAGTAATACCTGCCCCTTGAGTACTATATACTGCACCTGCACCTTTGTTACCAGCTGCATAGGCTTCTGCTTGTGGGTTAGGTGTACCGCCTTCATTTTTATACAATGCAAACTCTTCTGCAGACATCTTAGCAGCATTAATTGGAAAATCTGGAGCGAGTCTAAGAGATGTTACGTTATCAATAATTGTGTTTGCATCTGGGTATTGTGCAAGTTGTGCTGCATTAACATCAGAAGCAGAATCAACCGAAGGTGAACCACTAGTTTGAATATCAGTAGCAGAACCTTTAATATTAATTTTACCAGAACCTAATACATCAACCGTAGCAGAAGAATGTATTGATGCAGCTCCAGAAGAAGATAGCTTAGTAGTACCACTTGCTTTAACTGCTAAATTATCTTTTGTAGAAATTGTCATAGCACCTTCAGATAAAGTTTCAAGTGTAGTTTTTGCATTTACGCTTATAGCTTCTTTTGCATAAACCCCAACATTTTTCTGTGCATTAATTTCTACAGTTTGATCTGATCTTATATCAATATCTTGTGCAGCATCTATCTCTAAAGATCTTGGTGTTTGAATTCTCATCTTACCTGCAGATGTAATTCTATAATCACCTGCAATCATATTGCTTACATCTTTTGCAATTTCGAATGACTTACTACCATCAATAGATTCATCAACTGAACCTCTAACAGAAGTGATCATATTACCACCAACATTAAAACTTAAAGTACCACCAACGTTAAACTCCAAGTCACCTTCTGTTTCTACTGTAATCTTACCATCACCTTTAAGTATCATATGACCACGAGCGAACATTGTCATATCACCTTTAGGTGCAACTATACCAACACCTTTCTTACCTGATGATATCATATGAATAGAACCATCAGCATCAATCATAATAGTAGCACCAGAATGATGTTGTAAAGTAATAGTATCTGCACCAAATGTGTTATCAATAACTACTCTGTTACCGGTTGCAGAAACAAACCCTTGCAAGTCTGTAGACTCACCTGTACCACCCATAACACCTGCACCCGGGCCGGTATGAGTTATAGATGTATCAGAACCAGCACCTGGTTTTTCTTTCACGTTTACTTCATAGTACGGTGCAGGGTTGCCTGAACCTATATTTTGAGGTCCATCATTTCTACCTACCCCATCACCTGTTGGGTTAGTAACACCTTTTACAAAAGCTGGATCGGAAGCAAATCTATCTATTGACATTTTTATCCACAGTAATTAGAATATAAAGCAGTTAATGCTTGTTCTAGTTTATCGCTACTCGCAGTAATTGTCGCACTATCAGTAAAGTTAGAAAGATCTTTAATAACTTTATACAATGTTACTTTTTGTTGTTCAGTAATAAAATAATTATTATAAATCGTATTAGCTTTACTATTTACAAATTTATTTAAGCCACCTATAATACATACATTTGCATTATCTTCATTAGCATTAGAACCTTGATAAACAGTACCATCTACATCTATAATAAAATTATAGGTACTATAATTATTCAAGTTAATTTTCTCTCCTCTTAAAGTATTAGAGAAAGTAAAATTAAGATTCTTACTATATGAGATAGCAGTAGGTGCTACTTTATTCATACTGCACCTCCTGTATATGATAGTGATGAAAGAGCAGCTCTTGCTTTATTTAACTTCTTTTGATAAAACGGTGAGTTTCTATCCACAGTCCAACTATTACCCATTTTAACATAAGATGCATCTCTTTCATAATAGATCATTGCAGCTGTTGCATCCTGTATAGTAGTTGCAACTAGTAGTTTACTATAAGCTGATTTTTCTGATGTATGAAATTCATGCCATACAAAGTCTAATTGCTTTTCTAAAGGTGGGAGATTAGGAGGTCTAACTTGTCCAGATATACCACAGAACTTTAACAGTGGTGTTAATCTGTCATATTTACCACCTCTCCATTGTGCAATACCCATAGAAGCTTCACCTCTGTCATTAGGATTATATGCTTGTGGGTTAATACTATCACCAGACTCTATTTGAAAATTACCTACGAGTGCAGCACAAATGACTTTTAAGTCACCAGATGCAGTACCTTCTTTAGATATTCTTTCCCAGAAATAATTATATACCTTTTTAGGATTATCTCCACCAGTTAATTGTGTGGTAGAAGGTCCAGTAGCAGTATCTGTAGGTACATTAGCTAGATCTGATGGTCTAGAAGGTGACATTGCACCAACACCAGTACCACTAGTACCACCAGGTGAGTTATTAACTGATCCTTGACCACCATTAATAACACCTAATACTATAGGTTGTTGGCTATCTTCACCGTCAACAAAGAAACCTATTACCCAAGTTCCTTCTTTTAAACCATGACTCGCATTACCACTAGATGTTTGTCCACCAGTTGTAGGATACGCAACTAATGCCCAAGGAAGAGAATCATTAGGAACTCTCTCATAGTCTTCCATACGATGAATACCAAATATTCTAACTCTTACACGTGAACGGTCGTCAGCAATATCTTGAACGATACCAACAAACCATCTAAACTTATCACCATAAAAGTCATCTGATAATATCATACTGTACCTACCGGTCTACCGCTAGAACTTACTCTTAATGGAGATGTTGAAATATTATATTCTGAATTTTCTAATATATCTGTTAAGTAACCATCTTTATAAATTCTTAAAGATGTTGCTGCTTTATCACCTGTACTAAGAACCTGTTTTACTTCTGATATAATAAAGAAACCCGAAAGATAGATATCGTCTATCACTTTATTAAATCCGTGCATTTCTGGAAACTCACAATAGATGATCTGACCAGGTTTAAGATTCATATTAGCAGGTACCGTAATAGATAAATCAATCTGGTTTAATGCATGTAAATATCTAGCAGTGTTACCAAACTTATATCTATAGTTAGGTTGGGTTAATCCCTGATCATTATTAAAGTCATCATAATTATTAATAATGTATCTTATTCTATTTGAGTATTCATTATTTACTTTTTCGTTCTTTACATAATCAATATAATCTTTAGTATTAAGAGGATACTTCTCTAATGTAGGGGTTGTAGCTGCACCTGTAATTTCTGTAGGTGTACTGTTAAAACTCTTTTGTAGAAGACTTATTTCAAACAATTCATTCTGATAATAACCACCAGTAATTTTTTCTATAGAAGACATTCTCTTATTAAAGATAAGATTAGTTATAATTCTTGTCTCTTTATCTACATCACCTGTAGGTAGTTGTTTACCTATCTCAGTATCAGAGTAGTAAACAAATTTCTTATCTCTTAGTTCTTGTCTTCTTAATTTTGCATCTTCTATTAATTTTTGAATAGTTACGAAATTGTAGTTATCAAAATCTTCGTAGAAAAGATATAAAAAATGGTTGTTAAAATCTTTAGCAACTGCATGTTTTGCAAGCCACATTATAGCCTGGAAAGGTCTAAGATTAGGAACAACAAGAGATCTCATTTTTATAGATGGCTCTTTTACAAACGGTTTGTAAATATCAAACTTAGCCTGTGTATCAGTTCCAATATATTCTAAGTATAGATCTTCTGCAGCATTTTCTATCAATGCATTGTATGCATGTGATACGTATTTTCTTGTATTCTGTAGATACTGAGGGCTTACAAGTTCCATCACATACATTAACGAACGTGCACGATCACCAGCAACCACATCGCGCACTTCTTTAATGATGAGTTTTACGGTTTTAGGTGTACCTGTAGTATTAGTTGCATCTACTTGTTCATATGTAATAGTAACTAATTCTTCACCTGTTAATGGATAATTTACAAATAGACCAATCTGATCATTAACTAAAAGATCTACTCTGATAAAAGGTTCAAAAATAGATTGATAAAAAACAGCCTCGACAAATTGAGGCATGATACTCATTCTATCTTTACCGTAAAACTTTTCAAGAGTTATGTCGGTTATTTTTATTTCTAACGGATTAAGATTAACCATTAAACAGATCTTTGACTTGCTGCTTTAAGTCACTAATATAAACTGGTCTTAGAATTTTAATATTACGTTTTTTTTCATTTATTTCATTTTCATAATCAAAAATAGACTTAGCAGTCCATCCAGCTGGACTACCTAGTTTTGTATACGTAGTAGGTGTCATTGTATAGTTATAAGATTTAATGGTAGCTTGACTATCAGAAGGAAGTCCTGTATAGTAGTAATATGCAACAGTGTCTGGATTAGCAACAGATGTTAATTTATCTGCTGACATATTGTATTTACTTTCTAGATAGTTTTTAAACTGATTATAATCTAAAACCCAATCTTTGTAAGGATCAATAATACCGTTAATTAGATACAACACCCAGTCAAGTTTTGAATCATTATATTCTTTATGAGCAATAATATCAGCTCTCTCACCATCTTTAACTGTGTATGTAAAAAATTTAGTATAGTCGTTAAGATAGTTCTGTATTACTTCTGCTTCAACTAAAAGATTAATACCGCTAATATTATTATATTGTATCTTTGGATAATAGTTAAATATTGACATTATCTAACTCCACCACCTAAAGAAGGGCCGCCATCCATACCACCAGTAGATATAAAATTATCTCTAGTTTGAATGTTTATTTCTTGAAATGCTAATGCTAATTCAACTGATACTGGTTGACCATCTCTATAGAATGCAGGCACACCAGATGCAGCACCATTAATATCCATTCTAGTTATAAATGATTCTTGTACATTAGGCATTACTGCTGAAGGTGGTCCTACAAATGAAACAGTAGCAATGTATGGATACTCAAGAGCAAAACCACCTGGTACAATCTTAGGATGCATGTAACCTTTTATATGAGTAAACAAACGATTTAATTCTTGAGCTTCATCAGATGATTTAGGAGAAAGTTTCCAAGTAAATTGATATGTCTTTAATCTTACACCTTCAAAGATAGTTGTTAAGTGAGGGTTACGAACCATACCAGTTACAGATTGTGCAAACTTACCTATTCCAGTATCTGATATTCCAGGTGCTTGAGCTGCAGCTTGTGCAGCTAACTGTACTGCTTGACTTACTGAAAAGTTACCCTGTTTAAATTGAGATTGTAGATCTTCTATTTTACTCTGACCAGCTGTAAGAACATCCATCGGACTATTACCTAATAAATCAAACGATGGGTTACTTATATCCATATTAAAAGAATCATGTAATGCAGTAGGTAAAGGTAGACGAATAGAAGATGCCGTAGTTAAAGAAGGTTGTGAACCTGGCATTCTATCATATTTCTTTAATGATAATCTTGTATAGTATTGCGCTTCCTGCTTAGGAAAGGTGTATATGTCGACCATTTTTACCCCTATAAATATTCTTATTATTTATACGGTTCTTTTGAAATGGCATATAAAGGTAAGTTTCACCCTAAAAACCCGATAAAGTATAAAGGTGATCCTACAAATATTATCTATAGAAGTCTCTGGGAAATGAGATTTATGAGATACTTAGATCAGCACCCTTCTGTTATAAATTGGGCTTCTGAAGAGGTTATTATACCATATATAAGTCCTGTCGATAAAAGAGTTCATAGATATTTTCCTGATTTCTGGGTAAGAATGAAATCATCTGACGGCACAATAAATAATGTATTAATAGAAATTAAACCGTCTGGACAAACTAAGATACCTCAAAGACCAGAAAAACTCACACGTAAGTTTATTAACGAAGCAAGAACATATTCAGTTAATCAAGCTAAATGGAAAGCAGCTCAAGAGTTTTGTAAAGATAGAAACTGGCAATTTAAAGTATTGACAGAAAAAGAATTAGGATTAGATAAGATCTAATGGGTATATTTACTAACATTCTACAAAATGGTAGAACTAATACTAGAACATCTGGTATATTAAGACCAGGTTCTGTGGATGCTCGTGATTGGTATAGAGATAAAGCACGTGAAATCAGATCAGTTCAAGTTGAATCTATTGTAAGAAAAAATCCACAGTATGCTAGGACTCTAATTAGACCTGGATTTATGTATTTGTTTAACTATGATCCAAAAATGAAAGATGAACTACCTTACTATGATAGGTTTCCTCTTGTGTTTCCATTTGAGAGAACAGAAGATGGTTTCTTAGGTATGAACTTACATTACATACCTCATTTGTATAGAGCCCGTCTTATGGATCAACTATACAGTTTAACTAATAACACTAGGTTTGATGAAACTACAAAGCTAAGAGCTACCTATTCTATGCTTAATTCTGCTGCACGCTATAAATACTTTAAACCTTGTGTAAAGAGATACCTTAACTCACATGTAAGAAGTAGATTTTTAGAAATACCTTCTAACGAATGGGATATTGCATTATTTCTTCCACTTGAAAGATTTGCTAAGTCAACTAAAAATAACGTTTACAAAGATTCTAGGATTATGATAAATGGCATTTAATATCAGAGACATGATGGGGGCAATGAATGCTTCTGGTGGTTTAACTAAAACCTCCAAATTCTTTGCTGAAGTATACCCACCTAGAAGTCTTGCTGTCAATCCTAATCTTTTCTTTCTATGTGAAGCAGCTGCATTACCTGGTGTATCTTTTCAAACTGATGAAATAAAAATGACTGGTTACGGTAATGTTGAAAAGAGACCTTATGCACCTATCTTTACTGACATCACATTACATTTTTATAATGATTCTAATAGTAAGGTATTGAACTTCTATCATCGTTGGATGCAAGCTATCTACAACTTTAATGCAACTATAAACCCAGAAGCAACTACTAGAAGTGGGTTAGCTATTAACACTCTAGGTTATCCAAACGAATATCATGGTATAGTTGAAATTACACATTTTGATGATGCTAGTGAACAAGTTATTAAGTATACACTTATAGATGCATACCCAATTGCAATAAGTGATGTTGCAGTTGATTGGAATAATCAAGATCAATTAGTAAGAATACCTATCACATTTGCATATAATTATTGGAATTCAGAAACATTAGATCAAGGTACTATTAACTACAAATCACAGGCAATTTATAATGCTACTCAAGCAACTGCATCTCGTGTTGATGCAGAGAATAAAGTTATATGGGAACTTCTCAACTTTACTTCACCTGCAATAGTTCAAAACAAAGTTAACATTCTAGCAGGTGTTTTATCATTCTTATAATATAAGGACTATTTGAAATGGCACTACCTAAAATAAAGCATCCAACATATGCTATCACTATCCCTTCTACTCAGCAAAAAGTAAATATAAGACCATTCACAGTACAAGAAGAAAAGCTTCTTCTTATGGCTAAACAATCTAATAGTACTGAGGATACAGTTAATACTATTAAACAGCTTATTACTAACTGTATTATTGAAAATATCAATGCAGATAAACTATCTACATTTGATATAGAGTATATCTTTATTAAATTAAGAGCAAAGTCTCTTGGTGAAATAGTTGATCTAGAATTTAAAGATTCTGAAACAGATGAGAATATTAAGTTTAGAGTCAATCTAGATGATGTTGAAGTTAAGTTCAACCCTGAGCATAAGAACAAATTTATTATTCAAGGTGATATTGGTATCGTTATGAGATATCCAACGTTGAATGAGATTAAATTGATAGAGTCTAAAAATAATGAAGAAAAAGCAATTTTAGATATTCTATTCAAATGCATAGACAAGATCTATGATAATGATAATGTCTATAGTGATTTTACAGAAGATGAATTATATGATTTTATTAACAATTTGCCTCTAGATAGTATTAATAAGATTAAAGATTTCTTTGATACTATGCCATCTGTAGAACATACTATTAAAATTAAGAATAAAGAAGGTAAGACTAGAGATATTGTTCTGAAAGGCCTCAATAGTTTTTTTACGTAATGACCGGGTATTCTAATATTGCGGTCTATTATAATACACTATTTGCTCTAGTTCAACACCATAAATATACTTTAACAGAGGTATACGAGATGTACCCGTATGAGCGAGATCTATTCGTGGAATTGCTTATGCAGCATCTCAAAGAACTAGAAGAAAATAGAAAACGAGATGGCTAAAAGACCGCAGTCTACTGAAGAAATTCTACAACAAATTGTAGATGAATTTAAAAAAATAGCTGAAAAAGCTAGAGCAGAAGGTAGACAGCCTAGTGAAAAGGCTGCAGGAAGGGCTGCACAAGCTCAAGCAGAATTAGATAAAATAAGAGCTGAAAAAGAAGCTGCTTTGCAGATAACACAAGCAGCTAAAGAAATTAAAAAAAGTACAGCAGAAACAACTAAAGCAGCTCGTCAATCTTCTGCAGCTACAAAAGATAATCAAAAAAGAGCTGCTCAGCAATCTAAAGATACTACCCGTTTAACCGAAGTTGTTAAGAAATTATCTCGTAATGATGGTGTAGCAACCGGTACAGTTAAAAATATCGGTGGTCTAATAGGTGGTAGTATTAGACAATCTACTATTGGTAATATGTTAAATCCCCGTGCATTTATGGGTGCTGCATTACAATCTGCTGGTTTAGAACAGATAGTACCAGCTGTTATTGGAGGTGGTGGAGGTAGAAGCAGTGCTACCCGTGTTAGCAATCAACAACAGAAGAATGATACCAAGCAATTATCTATATTTGAGAGTATAGAAGATACTCTAAAGAGCATACTTGAATTTACTAAAATCAATAATATTATTCTTACTGATCTTGCTGAGTCATGGCAAGCCAATGCTCGTGAAAGAATAGAAGCGGCTAGAGAAGCAGCTAGAGTTCAAGAAGGTGGTACCGCTGGTGCAGGAGCTGGGCAGAGAGACACTTCTTTAGGAGGTATAGGAGCTATAATTGCTGGTCTTGCAGTTGCACTTGGAACTATCAGTGGTTTGTTTAAAGCATGGATTAGAACTCTAGAAACATTTGCTGAACTATTTCGACTTGATAAATTAGCAGCACTATTTAACGAAAAAGTATTAGTACCAATTGGCGAATTTTTTGGTGGTATTGCATCCTCTATCAGAGGTGCGGCTAGTAAAGCGGTAGATGAAGTAATTGCAGCTTTTGAAATAGTTAAATCTAAAGCAGGTGAAATAACATCTAGAGTTGCTACTGCTATAGAAGAAGCAATAGAAGCTATCAAAGGTGGATTTAAAAATCTAGGTATAGGTGAAAAATTTACTGCTACTTTAAACTTTTTTAAAGAAGCATTAGGACCTCTTATCAGACCGTTTGAAGAAGCTGCAGCATTTATAGGACAAATGGCTTCTGCAGATGGTGTTGCATCTAAATTCTCAGGTATATTTAAGTCAATAAGAGAATTTTTTAACCCGGTTATTACACTTCTAGAAGATGCTAAAGGTGTTATAGGTACACTATTAGAAAGTGTAGGTAGATTTTCCGGTCTATTTAAATTTGTATCTACTGCAGTTGAAAGACTCGCATGGCCGTTAATGGTAATTATGGGTGTTTGGGATTCTGTATCTGGTGCTATTGAAGGTTACAAGCAAGAAGGTTTTGTAGGTGCTGTTAAAGGTGCTATAACTGGTTTGTTTAATTCTATTGTCGGTGAACCATTAAATCTATTGAAAGATATTTCTTCTTGGCTATTAAAGAAAATGGGATTTGATAATGCTTCTAAAATATTAGATTCATTCTCATTTACTGATATATTTAAAAAATTAGTTGATGCTGTATTTGATCCTCTATCATTATTAATAGATGAAATAGCTAAAATGTTTAAAAGCTTACCTAGTAAAATAATAGGTATGTTACCTGATTCAGTTAGAAAGTTCTTTGGAATAGAAGATACCAAAGAACAGACTGCCCAGAAAGCATTACAGTCAACTACTTGGGGTGGGATGGCTGAAGCTGGCCCTGCTATGCCAGTTGCTGCTACTGATATAACTTCAACTGATGCAATGGGCGCTTCTTCTGGTTTAACTGAAACTACCTTTACACCAGTAATAAACAAAAATGCAATCGCAGTTGCAACACAATCAGCAACTAATGCAGTTGCAGCTTCTAACCCCCCTCCAGTTAATTTAGGAGCAGGTGGTCAAGGAATGTTTAGATCACCTACATTACCACCACCATCTAATCCTAGAAGTTCAGGGGCCGTTTCCACAGCCCCTGCTCCATCACTTCTAGACCGCACGATAAACTCTCGTGCATATTATGGTATGGGTCACCCTTAATCAGAAGCAAGCTTCTTGAAGAAACTCAAATCTTCATCGTCATCATCATTCCAAGGTGCTGATTCCTGCTTAGCAATTGATGGTGCAGGAGCTGCCTTGTAAGGTGTAGGAAATGCTTCATCTTCATCGATAGCAGGCGCCATGCGTTGAGCTGAATCATTGGCTGTACCAAGAGCCTTCTCTAAACGCATCTTAAGTTCTTCGTATGACTTAAAGTGCTTAGGATCAAGAAGCTCTTGAAGTGAATGTTGTTTCTGCCACACTGCCTTAATCTCATCATCGTCTTGAGATACAGGTGATGGTGCTTCAAACTCTGACTTATCGTAGTTACGATAGCCTTCTACCTGACGAATCTTCAACTTAAAGTTAGCACCATCCCAGAAGTCAAATGGATTGACTGCCTTCTCATCAGCAAACTGAGGATGCATTGCTTCATTAAGCTTATCAAAGATCTTCTTACCATACTTGAACAAGAATACCTTACCGTTGTTTTCAGGACGGGTAGGATCATTCACGACCAGAATGTTTGAGAAGTAAGAGAGACGACGCTTCTGCTTACGAACGATTTCTTTGTTAGATTCAATACCAGAATTCCAAAGTTTAGTATTCATCTCTGATACTGGATCAGGCTTTTGAAAAGTAGTTAGACTCTTTTCGATATACCAACCGCCAGGACCCTGGAACCCATGATCCCAAATGCGTACGAAAGGCATGTCTTCCCCAGCTGGTGCGGGAAGAAAACGAATGATCGCATAACCGTTTCCGGCTTTGTCAACATCTGGTTTCCAGTAACGGTCGTCGTTTGTGCTGTCTTGGGGAACTGTAGAATTGAGCTTGTTGAGCTCGGATGTGAGTTTGTCAAAGTTAGACTTACGATTTTGTTTAAGTGATTCGAAATTAATAGTCATAGTATTCTCCGTTGTGTTACGATATATTGATTGTATGAACGATGTATAATAATATCAAGAGAATTTATTCCTCAAGATACTACAGTATTTATCCTTGTCATACTCAAGGAATGGGTGTAGCTTTTTACAATTCAAAGCTATTTGTGGCCACAAGACAGGGTCTGTAATTTCTTTATTCCATTTTTTAAAGAAACGAACACAGTCTTGGATAATGATGAATGTCTCTTTCGAGATTTTTTTGCGTGTGAGTAGAGTGAGAAGGAAAGGATAGTCACCAGGCTTTACCTCAAAATTAGCATCGAAGTTTTCTAACATATTATCTATCTCACTCTGAAACATATATGTTAGAGTTTGTTTCCGTCTTAAAAACTCGTTGTACTTCATCTGCTGATCTAGACCAAACATATCACCTACCCAGAGTTTTTGATTCTCGGATAAATTAGCAACTAAGAATGTAAGAGGGTCTTCGTGTTTAGATAACTTATAGAACATATATTTGTCTTTACGAGTTTCAAATGTATGTTCAGATGCTCTCACTTTACCATTGTATTTGTAGAAGTCGTATGATTCTGTAGTAAAGTGATTCTTGATAGCTGTATAAAGT